TCAATCTTTAATCCCCACTTTTGGGAGAACTCACTATCGGTTTTACATTTATTGATGAATTCTTTTGGTGCGTATTGTCTATATACTTTCTTTATTTCACCTGTACCTAAACACATTCCATCTAATTCCTCTAGTGATACTAAATCATCTGTACGGAACATAGTTTGAGATTGATATTTTTTATACACCTCATCCAATAATTCTTGTTGTTCTTTATTCACCCTCATTGTCTCTTAAATTTTTAAGTTCTTCAATCACATTATTATTCATATCAGTAACAAAATCTCTTTCTAACATGTTCCTCAATGCTTGTTCGGCGTCTAAACCATATTCATTTGTTGCTAATTCAATACACTCATCATCTGATTTGTTATGCCAAAATGATAGATGTTCGAAAAATGCTTTAGCATCAATAATAATTGTTTTTCCTCCTTCGTTATTCATCGCGGTGTTCATTTTCGTGGTTCATTTTCATAGAATTCTTTGATGAAACTAACCACTTCATCGGGGACTGGTATCATACCACCGTAACTTGTCTCATGTTCCATTAGACCTCTGACCAATAAATCTGCTATCCAACCTGAATATTCAGGTGATATGTTCAATTCTAACTTATTCATAACTTTTTATTTTTTAATAAATTTGACCATATTTTTATTACCATATCTCTTCTTGGGGATTGTTTTAACATTTTCCATCTGTTAATCCAATGTTCTATTTCTTCTTTATTCATAACTTTTTATTTTTAAATCCTTCAATTAACAGGGAAGCTGTTGCGTAATTTGTGGCAAGAGGTATGTTGTAAACATTACAAACCCTCAGTAACATATTCACATCTACAATGTGTGGATGAACAGCAAGTGGGTCTATAAAGAAAACAACACCATCTATCTCACCTTCTGCTATCATACTTGCTATTTGAGCATCACCACCCAAAGGACCTGATTTCTTTTTAATGACTTGAATACCGGCGTGCTCTATGTGGGTGCCGGTAGTTCCGGTGGCAATGATTTGGTTATTTTTGAAAAAGTCTAACCTCTTCATAATAAAAGCAACCATGTCTGCTTTCTTACCATCGTGTGCTATAACTGCTATCTTCAACATATGTAAATATACGAAATTTATTTCATATTTACAATATTTTCTATCATTTTTTTTAAATTTTTACTTTGAATTTTTACTTTTATTACCCCGTCCCCCTCTACACTAACCCCGTCTGATATAATACTTTTTAATAAAGATAATTCAGTTTCGCTTATTTTATTTTCCACAGGTACTAATTCTATGTTTATTTCCATAACCTTTTCCTTTTGATAAAAATAATATTTGGAGGTATTAAACCTTATAATTTTATCATAATTTAACAAATTCCTCACAGATTGAATCAATTTTACGAGGTTCATAACTACAGTACTCCATACTATACAACCTCAATCTCACCAACTCTATATTTTCTACCAGTTGTATCTGCTTCAGCAGCCCGTCTTGCAAAATCCTCTGCTTCTTCCAATGTATCAAAATCATCCACCAAATCATTTTCATCTAATTTGGATACCCACATTTTTGGACTTTCCAATAATAATTGCTTATAAACTCTGTATTTAATTGCCATAATATTTCCTTATTTTATTTGCCCTGCTTTTTTCAGCATTCTTGCAGTTTCAATCCATTTTTTACCTATTGGGTTATATATAGGCCTTCTAATAAATTCATTTACAGCTTTTTGAACTGCGTTTGGTGGTGGACCATATGTGGTATTATCAATAATTCTATAATCCTTTGCACCAAAAAGAGTTTGAAACTTACCCATATTCTCTTGGCAATCTTTCCAAATAGAAGTAACCAAATTTTCAGGTAATGTTCTATCTCTCCCAGCATTTCTTTCCTTTGCTACTTCTAACGATGTATTAACAAAAACCATCATACAATCATACCCTAATGATTCAGCATGTTGTTTTTGCTTTTTTATTTTAGCAAAATCATCCCCCGTACCATCTATTATCATACCCAATCTACCCTCTTCATAAAATGCCCTTTGGGCTTGTGTTATTTTCTTTGCCCTATCTCTAATTCCACCAGGAACAGCAGTTATTGTAGCCCATAATTCGGGTTCTTCTCTTTCAATTCTACCCAAATCTTTTGGGTTTATACCATTCTTTTTTAATTGAGATTCAAAAGCAGTATCAGAATTAATTACTTTTAAACCTGATTGAGCAAAGGATGCTTTATATTTTCTATCTATACCAAATATTTCTTCGGATGTAAAAGATTTTCCTGAACCAGGCCCACCTGCCATGAATACGCATTTTAATATTCCTGGATCATCAACTCCCTCTGTAAGGATAATTCTTTTTAGTATTTCTCTCAATTTCATAGTAAAACTCCCATAATAAATAGTTATTTTTTACTTTTTAAACATATTTACTATTGAAGAAATAACCCCATAAATAATACCCAATATAAAAGCAGAAGTAAAAATTGGCGCGGTAATAAACCACAATAAAGACCAAATAAGTATGGTGGTATCCGATAATTTAACGCTCTTATTAGTAATTTGGAATAAGTGTAAAAAAAATGCCATTACTAAAGACCCACCTAAATATAATTCTAAATGAAATAAATTAAGCATTGGTATTGATATGTATTTTGTTAAATAAATTTACTAAGTCTACTAAATCAGTTTCGTTTGTTATTTTGAACGAATCTTCTTCAAACAAATAACAATACCAATTATCATCCTTTATTTCATCGCTCGATGATGTTACTAAAGCTATTCCACCAATATCTAAAACATAGTAATACCAATCTTGTGGACTTCCCGATTGTTCAGCTGGAACGATAATCTTTTCAAATCCTAATTCACTAAATATTTGTTCTTTCATTTTATTCTGGGTTTTTAAATTTGGGGGAGCATCCTAATATTATTGCATTCTTAAATAGTTGCCTTCTCCAAATTTTAATTTTATATTCTTTAATTACTTCTTGAATGATTTCTGAGAATTGGTATTCACATATTTCGTAATTGTTATAATCTATGACCTTTTCTCCTAGCTCATTTTCGGATGCGTTTTGGATTAATTCATCAAAGTTAGCTGATGGAGTTGATGCTCTATATAACCTCCTATAACATTCGTGGATAGCTTGTTCTTCTTTTTTAGTTGCTAATGACATAACTTATTCAAAACTGTAGTTAAACATAAAAATATTTTTATTTTTATTGTATTCACATTCGACTGTTAATCCTGTTTTTTTATCGTAAAATTTGTTATCACCCATATAAACAGAATTTTCTCTTACTTGGTTTAAGATAAGTAATGCCATTTCATCGTCTTGAGTTGCATTTGTGAACATTACATTTTTTGTTTCTCCATATTTGAAAACATAAAAGCTCATTAAATCAAAAGATGTGTGTTTAGTCCATAAACACCAAATTTCAGATTCATATGTCTTATCCCAAGACGCAGTACTAAATTCTATCTTGTTGTAGGTCTTTATTTCATTTTCGGTAAAGCCAACCATTGGTTTTTGTGCTAAGCAAATGGTTGTTATCCCCATTAGCATTAGAGTTGTTATTAGTTTTTTCATTAATTATTTTTTTAGTATTTTTTTATTCTATACATACAACCCACTTTATCATACTTTCCCTACTTTAATTTCTCCATCGTAAATTAGGTATTGACGTGAATTTAAAGCATCAATCATAATGTATCTGCCACCTAAAAATTTCGCCATTCCAATCAAATCAATTTCTTTAATTTGGGTGTGTCCAAACACTTGAATGAATCGTTTTTTAATTCCATCTTTACCTCGTTTGTTATTTGAAGTTCTCAATGAATTCAACCTAATCCAAATAGGTGATTGTGTTTCATTATCCCCATATGGATTAAAACCATTGAACTTAAAAATGAATGGAGAATATTTAAATGTTTCATTCAGTTTTTCAACTAAATTATCGCAATCCCAACTACCTCTAAAATTATCATTCATAAATACTGAAGATACACCAGCATGAGTACAAAGGAAATTATCAAATGAATATGCCATTTGTAAATGTTCCATATTTTCTTTGAGTAACTGTCCAATATCAAATTTTAGAGCAGGTTGAAATCCCCTGTACGTTTCACCCATGTTCATATAATGATAATCGTGATTACCTACCAAAAGTACAACTTCAACGCCACTTGTTTTTTTGAAATGGATAATTTCCTTAAAATTATGAATTTGGTCAATACCAGGAATATCAAATGAATCGAAATAATCTCCCACAAAAATAACCCTATCAGGTTTTTCCTGTTCTACAATTTCTTTCCAAATGGAACGTCCGTGAATATCACCGATGAATACAGTTTTCATGATGTTTAATTATGGTGTAAATATACGAAGTAAATTTTGATTTTCCAAATTTTTTATCAGGTTAACTTGATCCTACACAAATACAACATACTGGTAGAGTATAAGTGGGTGTAAACTTCACAAATAAGTAAGTTATATGAAATAAAATTAAACAATAGTCCAACTACCATTATGAAGATAACATCCTTCTATAATTTCTTGTGTTTCGTTGTTTTTAATATCATATCTTGGTTTAACCTCAGTTAGATAAATTTTTCTATCAAAATAACCTTTAATCATAATAGTTATATTCTTAACATAATCGTAATCCATATCTTTATATTCACGATATGTTAAATAACTTTCTTTATTAGTATTACCATCATATACTAAAATTAACGGTTCTTTTGTATCTACCCAACCATTAAATTTATCATGTTTGTTTATGATATTAAAAACACCAAAATCATTACATGATACATCTTGTCCTATTTTAAAATCTTCCATATTAAATTTGTTTAATTTTACATTCATATAACAAATGATAAACAACATTAAAACGATTGTTTATCATCAGACGTTATATTCAAGTTTATTTTTGTTTTGATTTGTTTATGTGAAATTCTCTGACCATATTATAAATTTCATTATCTTTTGATACTAATGTTCTCATTGGATTTTTATTACCAATGTATCTCAACTGATATATTTCTTCCATATTAGAATCACTATGTAAATAGTAGTCCGCTGTTGGAAAATAAAGTGATATATCATATTGTGTTATATCAAATTCAACATCATCAGTATCAAATGTGTAGTAGTCATTTATTTTTGGTGTATTATTCCAAAAAACCTCATCAACTTTAAATAACCAAATCATAATTTCTTTTTTAATTGTAAAACAAAAATAAACCTAAATATATCTGAGTATCGTTATGTGTAATATTTTTAAACTACATCGTGTGTCACTTCTAATATAGGTTTTTGAAAACAATTCGAAAACCATTCTATCCTCTTCAAACTATCCTCGTGTGTTTTTGTTGGTAGTGTCATTAATCGTGAGTCATGTACAGAATTCCATCCATGATTACACGCATTTACATTATCACAAAACCATTCTGGATGGAATTCTGATTTGTTTTCAAATTGTTTTTCTACTACTCTAAATTTCATTGGTGATGTTGGTTCTTGATACATTTTAAAAGATTTTGTTAAGTTTAAAAATACATATTTCTAACAGCAAATATAAGTAATAAATTTTAATTTTCCAAATTTTTATGAATTAGTAAAATTGGAATTCAAAGAGTTCAAATCAATACGAGCAGTGTCGGTGGTTGCTGTAAACAATGTTGTTTGGTATTTTTTAGGGTTCCGCACCATTTTGTTTGCCATAATACACCCACATATACCACTTCCGCCATTTTTGGGGTTGCAACTACAAATGCTATGGTAAGGTACTACATCGGGTTCATAGTTTGAACTTGTGATGTCAAAAGGGGTAATGTTTACTTGGTGAGGTATAGTTTTATCACCATCTATTGCTTCCAGTGTTTCCAGTTGTTTTTTGTACGCGTCGATCTTGGCTGCCAATACCATCCTATCTTCCTCCAACTTTTGGATATGGAGTTTTGTGTCGTAAATTGCTTTTTCTATTTTATTCATATTTCATTATTTTGATTTTGGTTTATAAAATCCAAGACCAACAACTTCTTCCCAAAGTTGTTTCATTGTTGTTCTGATGGATTCTTTGTGTTTTTCATCCAAAAACCCAAAGTCATGTTTGTATCTCATTGCCATAGAATCAATTAGTTGTGGGTCAGGCTGTAGTTCGGGTTTAGTTTCTTCAATTAGTTTTCCGTCTTTCCATACATAAGTTTTTATGATGTTCCCTTGTTCATCAAAACACTCCACAATTCCATCTATCTTACCCTCTTTGTGTGGGGTTCTTATACGGATGTTGCCGTCCTCATAGAACCACTCCCAAATGCCTTCTTCTTGTCCTTTTGAGTTCTTCTGTCCTTTAATCCATACATTCCCGTTGGAGTAGTATTCAATGAGGGGTGTGAGTTCGGGTTTAGTTTCTTCAATCAGTTTTCCGTCTTTCCAAAGACGGGTTTGGGTAATGTTTCCTTGTTCATTAAACCACTCCACAATTCCATCTATCTTACCCTCCTTGTATGGAACTCTCCTTTTGATGTTTCCGTTTGGACAGAACCACTCCCAAATACCTTCTCGTTGTCCTTTGGAGTTCTTTTGTCCTTTAATCCACACATTTCCGTTAATGTAGTATTCAATGTAGGGTGTAAGTTCCTTGGTCATAGGTTTAGTGTTTAGTTTCTTCAATTACTTCACCATTTTTCCATAGAGTGGTTTTGGTGATGTTTCCTTCTTCATCAAACCACTCCTGAATTCCATCCATATTACCATCTTTGAATGGGGTTCTAAAATCGATGTTCCCGTTTGGATAGAAAACCTCCTGAATACCGTCCACCTTACCCTCTTTAAAAGGGATTCTCCTTTCGATGTTTCCGTTCTCCCAGAAATACTCCCAAATGCCTTCTCGTTGTCCTACGGAGTTCTCTTGTCCTTTAATCCACACATTTCCGTTGTCGTGGTATTCAATGTAGGGTGTGAGTTCCTCATCTATCTTTTTTATCAACTCCAACACTAATGAGTTTCTACCCATTCGATAGGTTATTTGGAATTCTGTTTCTTTCTCAACATCCTTTGGGGGGAGATAATAAAGTTTTTCCAATTCGTCTTTTGTTAATTCTAGTTTTTTCATATTTTAGTTTTTAATTTGCCTTGTTGTAGAGTATTTACGAATATCATCCCCAATCTCAAATCGGTGTGATAAATCCGTTATCTCGTAATGATTTCCACCAATTCGATATGAAAAACGTGCCAAACTCGTATCTTCTACCATAACTGATTTTCTAGTGATTATATAACTTTTTTCTGCTACAAAATCACACGAGTAAAGTGATGCAAATAGGGTAATTAGTAAGATTTTTTTCATAATTGGGTGGGGTTTAGTGTTTCCATCCTATCCCTAATTTATTGATAGGAGTTAATTGTGAAGTATAGTTCATATAAGATATTACAAAATTTTAGTTCCACCAATTTTTAAGTCCCGAACCATCAAATTTTCCCTCCCACTCATCTTGCTCAAAAAAATCACCTTGTCCTTTAATTATTTCACAAAATTCTTCCCATTCCTTAACTTCAAGTTCACGAGATTTTAAAAAAACTTCGTGGTTATGATCTCTTTGTTCTTCAGTTAAACCATCTTCAACACTAAATAATTCAGGTCTATCTTCCAAAGGAACAAATTTAAGTTCATAATCATAACGTTTACCTAAAATGTTTTCAGCCATTGTAACATAGTTATCATCTATGTGATTTTGTAAAATCTCACAAGCACGCCTCATTTTGGCCACTTTTTTCATTTTAGTAGACTTAATCTCATTACCTTTATTCTCAATCCCATCAGCCATTTCATTAATGCCTGTGTTCATAAATTGAAATAAAGGCTGATAAGCCCACCAATGAAAATCGGTGAGAGCCTTTCTAAATAACCAGACATTTTTTATGAAGTTAATGAAAGATAAAATTTTATCTTTGATTAGGGTGTAATATATTTTTATCATATGAATATTCCGTTTAAGTATCTTGTTCTTTCTTCGTCAGTCATCTGATATGGAAGATTATAATCATCAGTTTTATTTTCTTCCAACCATTGATGTAGTTCTTCTATTGTTCTACATAGTTCATTCCCATCCTTATCTGTCATTGTTAAATCGGTTCTCTCGCCCCAATTTTTATCATAACACCACCAATCAAATGTTTCTTTTCCTTCTTTCCCATAGTAAGAACCAATCAAAAGAGAAATTACTTGTTCTAAAGTATCACAAAAATTGACAAGGTCAATTTCTGCTTTGTAAGCGGCAATAGTCTTACTTTGATGTTTTTTAAGTAATTCTATTATTTTTTTAAATACTTCTAATTTCATTGTTCGTTTTTAAGTAAAAATTTATTGCTGATTGCCTTAAAAGAAATTGTCCCGTCTAATGACCTAACAACAACACCTTCTCTTTCTGTTTTTGGGTTAAGTGCGGACTTTCCTTCCGCATACTGTAACATCTCTTCAATTGTGTTTGGAAGAAGAAAATTAGATTCTAGAATGGGCACAGTTTGGAGACCAATCATGAAACAAATATCCTCTAAATCTTTGATTCCCAACCTGGTTCTACTATCAATTTGATAAACACTAAAAAATCTAACAGTTTGTCCTTTTATACCATAGGGATTGCCTTGAATACCTTCACCAATCAACTCTCCCTGTAAACAGATATTGTAGCCGACTGCTCCAAGCTTTGTCTTGAGATCCAGTTGACGAGCGACTTTCCAAAAGGTGTTCTCCTGTTTCGGTCTCTCAGCTCCATCATCGCACATTACCATTCCTGGCACAAACTCTTCAGGTTCTGCGAGCTCTAAGTTTCGCGAACAGACTCCAAAGACTCCATCCTTGAAATAATAAGTTGCGCTTGCCCCATCAAGCTTCTCAGCGACATAGAACTGGTGGGCCGAAGTCAGCTTCCACTTCTCATAGTCGTCGGCTAAGTTCTGAACTCTCTCCTCATCTGTCTTGCGAATGAATGAAGGAAAAAGACCCTTAACCTTTCCTGCGAGCTCAGCTGGGATTGGCGGCTCATACTTAACGATTTCCAAATGATTACTTACATCCGTGCCTTCTTCGATTAAGAGGGCATCATCGTATGGTCCCAGTTGGAGTTGCATGCCCCAAGGTTGTTGTGAGTAGCCGATCTTCATTTCGTCTGCGTCTTCGAGAACAGAGAGCGGAAGCAAGAGTCCTTGTGAGACTTGGCCTCTGAGCCTGATTGTCTTGAGTCGGAAACCTTCTTGGTCTCCCATCTTTTTGAATGAGCTCTTGCGTAGGAACTCAAACTCTTCGCGAATCGGAAGGAATGAATCGATCTCACAATAGATTACCAAATCACCAACCTTGTGTTGGACATCTTTTGCCACCACAACTTTCCAACCATCAACCACCGCTAGTTCAATCCTATCAGCTCCTTCGATGGGTAAAATTTCTTTTATTCTTCTGACTGTTGCAAGTTTTCTTTCCATTACAATACGTTTTTTAAATTATGCAAATATAACTCTTTTTCTTTGCTTCTCAAATAATTTTTCATTCTTTTTTCGGCCCTTCTGAATTTCCAAAAAATAGGATTGAATGGATTCAAAACAGCAAACGGTATTTTCCAAGAAAAATGACCGTTCACCCAGGCACCAATATGATTTGAACTCCAACCAAAAGATAACCTTCCTCCATTTTCTTTTTCATAAGTTGGACTATGAAATTCTGCCCATGACATCCCTGGTCCGGCGTAATGGTTCATTTTCCAATTTTCATAATCATTCTCCATCGAATCGATGAATCTGTCTATGTATAACTTATCAATTTGTTTTTCTTTCATAATTTTATTTCAAATCTGTTTTTCATAATTTCTAACTTATCATCAGGAACACCATGAATATTCCTTCCGCCGTGTCGGTTTTCAACAATCAATGAGAAGACTGTGTAACCGTAATCTTTGGCCAACTTATAATAAGCTTCCATCTCCCATTCTTGTGTGAATGTGTTGGAAACAACCACCGGCGTGTGTTCGAGTCTCAACAAGAACTCAACTTCTTTTTGGCACCAATTGTGCGCATCCTTGATTTTCGACGGCTCGAACTTATAGTTGCCTTCTCTGTCGACGAAAAACATATCTGCTTCTTTATGACAGTAGTCTTTGTTGACCAACATTTTTGCGACTGTCGATTTTCCTGCACCAGGCAGGCCGCGTAATAATATTAGATTTTTCATAATTTTCAAATTCTTTTTTCGTGATGATCTTGTGGCAGGTAAAGTTTTTTGATACCCCTTCCTGACATAATAACTTGTATCTCTTGCATAAGTAGAGGTTCGTATTCATTACCATCAACACCAACATCCATAGCTCTACCTTGTGCAACCCTCAGGTGTGCTGGTAAGTGTGTGTGGCCGTGAAGGTGAATCACGCCATTGTTCATCCCATCCCAACTGGCAATAGGATAGTGCATGCAAATAAATTCAAATTTATTTACCAATCCTTTGTTGGTTGAGGAAGGTTGTCTTACATCCAAGTGAAGATAGTCGTGAGTTGAGGTAAAAAGATTCTGGACACCTCCCTTGTTTCTACGAATGTGATGATCGTGGTTTCCAAAAACAAGGTGAACATTTTTACAAAGGATTCTTTGCCGAAACTCTTCTATACTTTCAAATCCACCAAAAGACCAATCTCCTAAGTGGATTAAAACATCATCCTCACCTACTTTAGTATTGATATTATCAACCAGAGTATTGTTCATGTGATCCAAAGATTGGAAATCACGAGTAACACCATCAGAGTCTTTCCAATTTGTAGTAGCTCTACAAATATTTGAGTGTTTGTAGTGGGTATCACTAGTAAAAAATAATCTTTGGTCTTTTTCTAAAATTAGTTTCATAGTTTTTTGTATTCGGGTTGTATAATTTTCCAAATCATAGGGTCTATATTTTTACCGTCCAATAGACCAAATAAAATGGATGGGTGTTTGTATCTTTTAGCGTACTGGGCAAAGATAGCTCTATTTTCTGAAATTTCCTCGCCCCTTTCTAAGATTTTATAAATCCAATTATATTCATCTTTTATATCATCAAATTTAGAAACAAGTTCCATTTCATATTCCTTTATCTTATCAAAAAATTCATCAGGAACATCTCTGAGTACCTCTTCCATATTACCACCATTGGATAAAATCTCCCAAACAGATTTAGTCGAAACTTCAGTCATAATCTTATGCAGACGCAAGTATTCTTCTCCTTTGATTTTTACCCTATTTCCGTTTGAAAACCTTACAACGAAACCTTCTTGGTTGTTAGAAATTATACTCTTCAGTTGGGTATAGTCTTTAATTCCATCGTATTTTTTAACTAGAACGAATCCTTCGTTTTTCATTTCTGAAAAATCACACTCTTCTCCAGTTTGGGTATTGAGCACACCCAAAACAACCAGTTCTTCTAAATCACCGTAATTTACTACTATCCGATTTTCCGGGTAAATAATCTCAAATAGGTAAGTGTAGCCAGTGTAAGTTCCACCTTGCCAATTATACTTATCTAAAAGAGTTCTTCCTTTGATGGCTTGGTCGGAAGTGAAAGAACCTCTGGATGCAAAAACGGGTTGCTCCTGATAATAAAAGAAAATGCCGAGAGAACCGTCCATCTTTTCATATACTTTGAATTCTGAGGTTGGTGTGTGTTTTCCCTCTTCTAAATTGAAAAACTTCTTGAAAGGTCTAGCAACGATATTTCCATTATCATCTGTAACCAAACCTCTACACATAAGGGTTATTTCATCCCACTTACCCTCATATTGGGTTGATTGGGAATAATTCCAAATAGTAAGAGGCAAAGATGGGTGGGTTTGTTTAATCAACCAACCTTCTTCAAAATATTTTTCTAAAGTTATAAATAAGTTCATCTCAATTTAATTTCACGTTCAACTTCAACCCAAAAATTAGAAAGAGGATGATTAGCCCAATAAGCCGTTTCGGAATCTAAATCATCTTTTTTCATAAACTCAAAGATTTCGTTTACAATTGCTAATGCACATTCTTTATAATGTGGGTTGGTTGGAATCGGTTGATATTTACCTGTGTTTAAGTCTAATTGTTTGCTTCGACTAAACATAACAGATTCTAACAACTGGTCTGCTTTTTCTTTGGGTGTAATCCCTATGGGTTTGTATTTTGTCATAATTTAATAAAAAGTTATGCGGGTAAATTGTTAAATAATACTGTTAGATTTTGTGCATCTTACTGTATTCGTATGTTTTGGATTTTTAATTAAAAGTTAAATTTTCAATTTATTACTAATGCTTGCTCCATCTTTTTAAAAAGAAATCCCCAAAATCACCCCCGGGTCCCGATTCGTTGATCGTTGCCCATCTTGAAATTAGAAAAGTAATTAAGAGAGTCACAATCGCTGTTGTCCACTTTGCCCATTCCGGTGGCTCTACTGTGAGGTAAGAGAATTCTTTGAAGTCTTTTCTGACGTAGTGATCTACTACGGATTTTTCGACAGCACGACAAATTTCGCCAGGGTTGAAGAAACCAATATCCATAATTTCCTCCCGAATTTCCGGAATTATTCTGCGGTTTGTGGACCAGCTGAATGGCTTTACCCATTCAATTTTATTAGAGGTAGAATTCATACCAATACAGATAACAAGCTCATTATCGTTTCCCCCATCCCAATAAGCTTCCTGCATAGAGGCAGCTAACTGTGGTTGATCTTTAAAGAAGAGAAAGAAAATGTGGACTTTCTTTTTCGGCCCGAGCTTGCCGTTTAAATAATCAGACTGCTGTTTGAAGTAATTTACATTTCCAGGGTTGAGTTGTTTTAAAGAATCCAAACCCAGAACGGTCTCTTGTCTCCACCCATTAATTGCCGGATAGTCAAAAAGATGGTAGCTTTTAACATCATCTTTAGTAAGCTTCACAAAATCGAAAGCAGAGTGAGCAGCTTGAACCCGATTTTCGTACCAGTGGTCCGTAGTAGTGGCTTTTGCGTGGAGCGGTTCCTTATCCCATTTGATTGAATACATATCACCATCCTGCCCGCATCCCCAACCTCCATGGTTTATGTCACGGTTTAGTTCAACAAACTGTGGCTTCTGGCCCCAAAGCTTAGTAAGATGTGCGTAGTACTTCTGGGAAATGCTGAACTGCTGTCCTAGAGAGTTAATAACCACCCACCTAGGAGGATTTTTATCGCAGTAGGAGCAATCATAAGTGGTGGTTACGGTTGATTTGCCAACTTTGTGGGTTCTGGTGCAAGTTCGGCGAACATAAGTTTCCCAATATTCATAATACCGAGCCTCGGTAACAAGCGCTCCGTGGAATTCGGTGTCGTTCACTTGAACCTTTTCGACACTGAATTTAAATACAAGGATAAAGAAGAAACAGGCAATGGTTGGAACAACAACTTCCCACCAAGCAAGTGTGTGTTTATACCATCGAAGCAAAACAAAAGCTCCGATCAACGGAATCAAAAGACTAATCCAAATTGACATAATATTGGGTGGAAAAAAAAGCCGGTTTTTACATAAATCGGCTTTTTTGAATACCGCTTTTTAAATTGTTTAAAATACCTCGACGTTGTTATCTTTTCCGCTTTTGATTACCTCGTCTGTGCGATCTGAAGTAATCGGTTTGTAAGTCAATCTTGTCCTTCCCATAAAGGATGATAGGATCCAACCGGTAGGAAACCGAGTCATAATGTTATCGTGTTCTAATACGATCGACTGAATCATTTTTTCCTCCATGAAAAAACCATCTCTTTGAGCTTCGATTGCTCTACTCAAATCTGCATAAAGAGAAGAAACCGCAGCAAAATTAGAATTTGGATTTGATTCCTGTACCCATTTCATAAAAATGCCCTGGGCATCCTTCCTTCCAGCCATAATCGCATTTACGTTATTTGAAAACGAGCTGTCATTCTTTAATGCAACCTTAGATTTTTGTGAAATCGTTTTCCACATCTTGTCGTAAAAAGCTGTTCTTTCGTCCATCTTTTGTTTGTAGCGGTTCCTTAGATCAACCTCCTGGTTGGACAAAGAAATTACACTCATGAAGATTCCGAAAATGAAAAGTGCGATAATTCCTAGAATTCCGTACTTGATGATTTGGTTTGTGTTCATTTTTTTGTTTTTGAAATTTTTAATTTTAAAGATCTATTTTACATTTAATTTTACCTGATTCCTTTGTGCTCAAATGTACTGATGAATCAACAGTTATGCTACTTCTATCTGGATCGTTTTTCCAAAATTCATGTCTAATAACCTGTATCAAGTCAAAAGCAACCCGACAACTTTCATCCACTTCATTGGGATTGTAAATACCGTAACTTCCATTTTTACCCAAATCTTCTTGTAGGAGTTTGTTTCTACCTTCACTCAGTATTTTATCCGCTTCATCTCTAATTTGATGATACAAGCCATAATCAATGGATAGTTTTACATTCTCAACATCAGCCCAAGTACGAATTTCTTCACCATTGCCCCAACTACCAGAAGTTTTGATATAACCCTTTCCAATTTCTACCACTTCACCTCTTTCAGTTCGGTCACCAACTTCTAATTGTTTTTTAGGTCGGAGTTTATCCCGCAAAACATTATAGAATGTAGGGTGGTCTTTAATTACCCACATCTGTCCTATTCCAATTCGAGAATACATATCCAAAGCTTGTTGGATTAACCTTAATTGTTCGTTTGTTACTTCAAGAGTTGCCATAATTTTTTACAATACAAATATAATAAAAAGTTCGTATATTTCCAAATTTTCTATATTAAATTATTATTAATAATTGGCCAGAATTTTGGATTACCTGATAATTCCAATTTTATGATATCTTTGACTACACTCCAAAATTCATACCCTCTATCAGAGCCCATATCCCCTAACACCTCATTACATACAATCAATGCGCAATTTACTGATTGATTATACCTCAATTCATCAGGATTTTTTGTGCTAATAAAACTTCCATTATTGGGTAAAATATAATAAAACTTATAAATTAGTTCCCTCGCTTTTTCTTCGGCTGTCCTCATTATTTTAATATTTTATTTTCAGTTGTATTACGTCCAGCACGATTGGCTTCTCCCTCCATTAACTTATTCAAATATTCGCTTAATTCTTTTATGGTCATCCACCTATCAAAATCAGGTTCAATCCTTTTAATGCTAAGTAGTAATTCTTCTCTCTTACCTCTTTGGTAGTAACCATATTCAATATCATCAGCTAAATCTTGTAGGTATTGGGGAGCTGCAATACTAATCCTTAAATCGTAGTACGACCATTTAGTCTTGTAATCGTATAATGTAATTCCTCCAGTAAGTTTTTTGGATAAGTTAGATAAAAACCTATTACGAACCCTTACAATGGATTTATCATTCCCAAATACATAAAGGAATCTCAATACCCAACGAGGACACCATTTAGGTTTTGCTTCATAATCCATAGCAAGAACTAAGGGTAAAAGTGCCTTAAAAGTATTTGTCCTTGGGTCATAAGGAACTGAACCTAAATAACCATATTTTTCCTCAAAGTTTTTAGGAAAGAATATTTCACGAATATCACTCCACCCAATATCACGAGTGTAGATAATTCCTTTTTTTCTACCTCTCCAAAATAGGAGTGATTGAGCAAATTCTTTTGCCTTTACACTAAAAGGACGATTGTCTTTGAATTCAAATTTACTTTTCATAACTTTTTTATTTTATTCCCAAACAAAATTTTCATTTTTTGCTTTTGATAAATGAATTAAATACTCTATAGCTTTCGGTAATGTATCAAAAGACCTTAAATAAATATTAATATCACTTCTAGTCAAATAACACCTATACTCTTCTTTTAGAAATTCATTCGTTGAATTCATAACCGAATTTTCTTTAAAATGTATTTTACCTATAATACTATTACCCAAATCAATACTATGTAACATAATCATATTACTACATAAATATTGATTTTAAATATTAAAATTACCCATTATTAACAACATCCATTACTAAGATGTACATACCATACATAAGCAACGAAGTGGCAAACAATAAAGATGCTTTGATAATTAAACTTACAAAAAACTGAATTTTAACTTTCACAATTTTATTTTTTATTGGTTTTATTTAAATAAGCAAGAACTTCTTTAAAATACTTTTTTTCAGCATTTCGGGCCTCAACCTCCAATGGGTTTTTCCAATAACCATACTTTTTATAATATACTTCGTATCTTGTTTTTATGGGTTGAAGTGAGTGTTGGTATTCGTGTATAATTGTCGTTATTAATACTTTTAAAGATTTTACATTATTGTAATATAGTATGAGCTCATTAATTTCCGCATCAAAAGCACCATAAGTTTTAGGTTCATAGTGGTTTTTTACAACAGATAATGATATAGCAAATGGATTTCTCATATTTACACCCATATTGGATTTACACCACCGAAAAACGCGTAATGCTAACGCTCTTTTATCGGAGTAAGACAAGTCTGAAATGGGTGTTTTTTGGGTATATTTATGGGGTTTTTTCATACACTTTTATAGTTTACATAGTAAAGATACAACAGAAAACCCATATTTCCAAGCTTTTTATGTTAAATTTAGGTTAAATTTTACTGTCCAATTTATTGGACACTTACCTAATACGGGGTTTTCTAAAGAAACCACTATAAGAACCCACCACAGACTTTATTATATCCCCAGTAAGAGGTGTAAAAGTGTAATTCTTTAGTTGGGGTAGTTCTACAAATTTTAGTTCGGAATGAACCCTTTTAATTGCTTTCCCACTCACATAATTACATATGAATGGTATTAATTCCACAGTATCGTTTACAGCGGATTTAAACTGATGAAATGGCTGTATTTCTATACCAAATTCTTCTTTAAACTCCCTTATAAGGGCTTCATATTCAGTTTCCCCATCATCTACCTTACCACCAGGAAACTCCCAATAACCCCCAAAATTGGGGTTATCATCCAACCTTTTTCCTATTAAAACCCTGTCCTCATTTCGTAGTAAACCACAAACAACCTTTTGCATTAATCATTAATTATACCAAATTGAGATAAGTTAAATTCCATTCCCAACTTTTCAAAAGTTAGTATCATCTTAATTGTTGTAGGAAGCATAACCTCATATCTGGTGTTCCAGAAAATAGATTGTAAAAAATATTGATTCATTTTATTTACATATGAAATCACTTAATTTTGTAGATTTTGGCGCCACATTATAAAAGTAATAACACTCATTAATATTCAATTTTTTAGATTGAATTGTTTTATAAAACCCAGTTGGTATAGTAGCACCACCAGGTACTTTTTTAAGTGGTGGGTTAAAATCTATTCTAATATATACATAAATATCATCGGATTTCTGTCTCAAATTTCTTTCATATTCTTCCAACTCTTTCCAAGGACCTCTATTTAGAGATTGGTGTTGAAGAGCGGAGTTTAGATAAGTAAATGTTTGTTTTAACAGGTTTATATCACAACCAAATGCTGCAGCAGGAGCCATATGCCCTTTGTCCCATTCGTTACTTACATAATCACCATTATCGGATGTATAATATTCTTTTTCTTTATAAAAATCCAACCCCTTACGAGATACTGAATTTTGGGCGCACTGAACGGTGTATTTAACCCATTTTGGTTGTTCCAATACTTCGGAGTACACCATTTCAAATATAGGGGATTTGATATATACACTATCTCGCTTTTGTGCGAAAATAGATAGTGGTAATACAAATAGTAATAATAATAATAATTTTTTCATATTTTAGTCCTTATCATAGTCATTTATCTCATACCAATCATCTTCATAATCATAATCATTATCCATTTCATCTTCAGAATCAGTAATATAATCACCATCATACATTATTGCGTTTTCAGATTTAAGTTCTTCTACACACTCTTCCAATATACTTTCTTTTATAGCAAATACCTTATCTTCCAATGTATATGGAGATTCATAATCTTCTTTCTCTAATAAAGAACTAAGTTGTTTTTCACTAGAAATTGAATTTGTTGCTGTTCCATAAAAAGCACCAACATGGACATACTCACTATGCTCATAGGTTGCTTTTACCTCAAAGTTTTCATCAATCTCTCTAAAAATATCGCACATTCTATTTATCAAATCATACGGAAAATCGGTATCCGAAGATAAAATTATAACGGATTCATCACCAATAAAAGAATTACTCAATGTGGTTGTGCATGTACCAACACAATTATAATCCCAATCGTGAGTTGTTTCGTAAAACTGACTTAGTAACCAATTATTATCACCCTCTTTCGGATTTGAGAAAATGGATGAAAGCGTTGATTGCAAATCTTCATTTCCAATGATTTTGATTGTTGATAGAATTTTATCCATATGTAATAAATAGTTTAATTTTATTGTTGATTATCTTCGTGAATTTTACCAATAGGTTTAACCTCATATTTATACCCAGAATCAGAATTTGTTTCAAAGATATTAGCGTAGTGTTCCGCTGATTCTTCATCATCAAACTCCCAAACTTCTCCGTGCCCATCTAACAATATAACGGGAACATTTTTTTTAATGTATTTTACTATTACAAAGCTCATAATTTATCCTCTATTTCATTTAACGGAATTTCACATCCAATTTGTTGCTCTACGGTTTTTATTACATCCAATTTTTCTTTTTTACTTTTTGAAGTAGCCCAAATCCATGCCAATGATTTTTGCATATCCTTTATTTTATCTTCATAATTAATTATATTTTTTCTAAGCAAAACCTCATCTTCTGAATCAATTTCGTAATCAATATCATATTTAACTGCTAAATCAATCATTCCAATTAAATTATCTGAATCATAGGCTGCTTTTAATGTATAAAAATCTTCGTTTGTTCCACCTCTATCAGGATGAGCTTTAATTGATATGTTTTTAAAAAGTTTTTTATATTTCGTATCCGCTTTCTTTTCTATTTCTATTTTGGGTTTCGGTGGTTCGGAAGTATCGGGCTCCTCATTTCTGACCTCACCGGTCTCCTGATTAACCCAATACTCCGTAACACCTTCATTAGAACCAGAAACCCCCATAACTGGTTCTTTTTCTTCTTTTTTTTGAAATTTACTAAAAAAAGAGTTGAATTCATTCAAATAAGTATCGAAATCAGTTTCAACATCTTCTAACTCCATTTGAATGTATTTATACTTCAAATTATATTTGAGTATTTTTCTGTTCACTTTTTTGCTCAGGCTCATTAACAATCATACATTCGGTTGTTAATAGTGTCCCCGCAACCGAAACCGCCTTTTCCAAAGCAATTCTTACAACTTTAGTTGGGTCAATAACACCACCTTCAACCATATTTGTATAAGTATCTCGCATTACATCATAACCATAATGATTACTCTCTGCTTTTTTGATTTCATTTATAATACTATGTGGTTCTTCATACCCAGAATTAATTAAAATAGATTCTAAGGGATAACTACATGCTTTTATAACTATGTTCCACCCAATACCATAATCAATGTTATTACCAAGTTCTACAGCACCATCAATTTTTGATGCATGAATTAGTGCAGAACCACCACCAGGAACAATACCTTCTTCCATCGCTGCTTTCGTTGAAAGGATAGCATCATCAAAAAGGTCTTTCTTTTCTTTCATCTCAACTTCGGATTGCGCACCAACCCTAATCACAGCTACACCACCTGATAATTTAGATAACCTCTTATGCAACTTTTCTTTTTCCCAATCGGAATTTGTTTTGTTTATTTCCGTTCTTACATCTTCAATTCGTGCGTTTATTTCTTCCTGCGAACCTTTCCCACCAACAATTACGGTTTCCTGTTTGTCAGAAACAACTCTATCGCAATTACCCAAATCATCAATAGTAATATCTTCTAATGAATCATTCAAACCACCAAAAACCTGCGTTCCACAAAGTGCTGCCATATCCCTTAAAATTTCAGTTCTTTCAGTTCCAAAACCAGGTGCTTTTACAGCCAAACACTTCAATGTTCCCCTTGCAGCGTTTACAACCATTGTTGCCAACGCTTCTGCTTCAATTTCATGTGCTATAATAGCAATTGCCTCACCTTTCGCAGATGCGTTTTCCAATAGATGTAAAATATCATCCATCTTATTGATTTTACCATCGTATAAGAGAACTTTTGGCGATTCCAATGTGCAATTCAACTTATCCCTGTTGTTGATAAAGTAGTGGGATAAATACCCCTTATCAAACAATAACCCTTCTACAACAACCAACTCATCTTCGGATTGATTACCTTCTTCAACAGTTATTACACCATCTCTACCCACTTCCTTAACCGCATCGGAAATCATACAACCAATTTTAACATCACCATTTGCTGATATAGTTGCTACATTTTCAATCCTATCCATATCATCCAACTTCACAGATACATCGTTAGTAAGTTTACCAATAACTGCTTCTGCCGCATCCACCATTCCTCTTCGTAGATGAATTGGATTAACGCCATTTTTTGCAATTTCTCTCATACCTTCATTAAAGATATATTGAGCAAGAACTGTGGATGTAGTTGTTCCATCACCTGCTTTATCAGCAGTTTGTTGTGCCGCTTCCTTGATTACTTGCGCACCAATATTAATGGTGTTGTCGGAAAACTCAACCGATTTAGCAACAGTAACACCATCTTTGGTAATATGCTGCGTACCATCTCGTTGAATAATTACATTTCTGCCCTTAGGTCCTAATGTAACCTTAACCGCATCTGCCAGTTCGTTTACTCCTTTTAGTAGTTTTTCACGTGAAGATTCTCCGTGAAAGATTTGTTTTCCTTTACTCATAACTTTATTCTCCTTCGTTTTTTGGGTTTATTTCGTTTATTATTTTGTTTAAAATGTGTTGTTTTAATCGTTCAATTCTGAATTGCGGTTGTGTACCCCTAAAATTACCCCTATTATTATGATAACAATTGAAGCAAGTAAACCTTAGATTTTCTCTACGATGATTTTTCCAATCATCATCTAAGTGGTCTAATATTAGTGGTATTTTACCATCACTCATTCTTTTTTCGTTATAACCGCAAACATGACAACAATACTCAAATGGTGGGTCTAATCCATGTCCAACCTTTGATAATCGGTTTTTTAATTGGGTAATTGAATAATCAGGATACTTTCCATCAAAAATATCAGAAAGTAGTTTGTGTGCTTTTGTTCTTGGTTTTTTATCCTGTCCGCGTGGGGGTCTTTTTTTCTGCTTCTGTAATTCCCACAATGATAATCCGGTCTCCGAATCAATATATTGTAATGCGTATTTTTTATACGAATTAAATGATACCCGTAAAAAAGCAGCGGCCTGTTTGTTTGATGGTGCGTTTTTCATAGCATACCTGATTTGACTTTCCGTCAAAGCAAGAGGTTGCCTCCCCATCCCCAATACATATCCATTGGGTAAAACTGTGCCCTTTTCCGCCTTCACCCGTTTATTCTTTTACCATTAAGATTTCGCTTTCACGATATAGATTGTATTTTACTCCATCAATTTTAATTTGAAAACCTGTTCCATCTAAAACGACTTCATCATCTACTTTAAGTTTCATAGGTATTTTTACACCTTGCTGAGTAAATAATCCATCTCCAACCGCTACAACTTTACCTGTCATAGTTTCTTTTGCGGTTTCGGGTTTGTACAACCCACCTTTTGTTTTGTCATCGTGTTTGTTTACGGAAACAAGCACATAATCATTCATTGGTTTATAGTTCATCATAACTCCTTTATTTTTTTGATAAATATACGAAAAAAAGTTTTAATTACCAAAATTTTCCATTGATAAAATCTTTTTGTTTTTGGATTGCATTTTTGAGTTCAACTTTATCAATTTTGGTTTCAGTTGTTGTTTCTTTTATTGGTTGATTTATTTTAATATTTCTTTCCAATCGTTTTTTTATTAATTCTTTCTCACCACCAGTGAGAGAATTTGATAATATGGATGAAACATAACAATACGGGTCTTCTGGGTCATCCAATTGTAAGTCATAATAAATACACCCTGGTCTAGTTACCGATTTAACTCTATAACAAGCCCAACCATCTTTACTATGGTAACATTCGGATACAAAACCAATTTCTCTTTCACCATACCATTTAAACGCAACCATATCGTTTGGTTTAAATTGGTGTTTTTTAAAGCGTTTCTTATCCTTATTTACATTTCTAACAGTGGGTAGTTCTATATTAGATTTCGATTCCAACAAAACCTCCATTTTTTTGAACTTCAATAGCAGTTGCCCTTTTTTCAGTTGGGTTTTTTACACTTTTATTGTTTATCAAAATCCTTTCAGCCCTACCAATACCCATAACCAATTGGTGAAACGGAATACCTAAAATATTCATCTCATCTATTGTGATTTGGCGTAATTCTTCGGGTCGTGCTGTGGTTAAGACGATATAATTACCCTCATTATACCAATTGTTCATTTTTTCAACAACGCCGGGCAAGACCATACTTGTCTTAGGGTTGATTTCTTCAAAATTGACTTGATAAACAAGCGTTCCATCAATATCACAAAAAATTGTTTTACTCATCGTTATTGTCTTTTACATATTCTAAATAATAATTCACTTCGGACTCCATTAAATTACGAAGTTCATCTTCGAATTCTTCGTAGTAAGTACCACCCTCACGGATTTTGGGTACATCCCACCCATCCATATCTGTCCATTCATCGGATGTGTAATCTTTTGCCGCCAAATGAACACCTGCAAATAAATAGGCTTCATCTTCAAAGGTATGTTCAATCCAAATATCCTCTTTTATGTTTGATAGAACTTCCGCCAACTTTTCAACAAATCCTATAACTGGGTCCCACGCAGATACCATTCTAATAGAGACCCGAGTTTCTTCTTCATTTGCAATATGCCCATAAAACCATTTAGCGCCACACACTTCTACTACCCAATTTCTATTATAATCCTTATTACCATTTGCCCATATATTATTGTAAACTCTATTTACCAAATCCACAGTCTTTACATCAATCTCAAAAGGATTATCTTCCCGTCTATTAGGTTTGAAAATCTCTTTTAATTTTTCAGTAACTTCAGTATTTACATTTTCAACAATAATATAATTTGAAACTTCGTTTGCCATAACTATATTTTAATCTACAATGGTGATGTTTGATTCTCGTTTTTTAATTTTTAACCTTTGATTATTTCTTTGTTTGTTTTACCGAATTTGTTCTCAAGTTTATCAATACGAGAGTCTATCATTCGCCGGATTTCATCGCATTCTTGCTGAATGTCATTAATTTGAGTATCAATGCTTCTATTTGTTTCATCAATTTTCAAAGCCACCTCTCGCATTTCATCTACGATTCTTCGGTCCATGTTAAACTCATTTGATTCAATCAATCGAACAATATCGTTGGTTCTTTCATCAAAATCGTTTGTGTTTGATTCAATTTTTTGAATTTTATTCCTCACATTAACCATACCAACAGCTATCAATGTAAATCCAGCTGAAACTACACCTAATACAAAATATACTATTTCCATAATTTTTTCTCCTTTTTATTTTAGAGAGAACCAAACATCACCATATAGATAGTTTTCTTTTTAAGTTTTTAATATGTTTACACTCAGAACCTCGTCCAAACTCATAGGAAGGACAGGAGCAACTGAACCTTTTATGATTAAACGATGTAACTTTATAATATTTTAATTTATTGGTTTTTTTATCACGAGAACCCATCTCAATGTAAACCTGCGTCCAATCGTTAGTAAGCATTTTCATCCATTTCGGTTCTATAAGTAATTGCTTCATCAATCTCATCGCCGGTCATAGAATCGGCAACTTCCATCAATTCATCACAAACCTCGTCAGAGCATTGACCATACAACTCAATCATAAGATTTGCCCTTTCCTGAAGGGTAATAAAACGAAAAACTTTTTGTGAAATCATAACTTTGGGGGGTTTATTTTGGGGGTTTATTAATCATTACAATGTAAATATACGAAACTTTTGGTGAAAATCCAAGCTTTTTAGATTAAATTATCATTAAATTTATCCACATTTATTCACAGTTATCCACATTTTGTGGATTTTACTCCCCATTTTTATAGGGAAACCACTTATTTAGGGTTTCTTGGCGTTTATCACACCCACAATCGGTATTTCCGGTCAATTCTGCTATTTTTTTTGCCAATTCATCCATCTTTGTTGCTGCTGTTATTTTTGCAACAGTATCACCCAATCCTCTACTTTTTAAATTTTTATTACTCACTTACCAACTCCGTTTTATAATTCATACCTTTTAACTCATTTTGATATAAGTTTGCCATATCAAAATCACCATAAAACACACAACACTTACCAACAGTATGAATTATGTTAGCAACGCTGCAAGTTTGGGTTATGGGCATATGAAACATATCTGATAAATGCATTTGAACTTCATCAAACGAATGATGATTATCGTTATGAATAAATAATTTTGTCATTTTCTATATCAAATTTTTTTTGAAACTTGTTTATATAAATGGGAACTTCATACTCATTACACATTTCGGCCAAAATTGGACGATTTGAGTTATCCAATACATAAACAATATGAGTCTGTCCACTCCCCCCAAAATCTACTTCATACTTTAACTTTTTTACTCTTATTTTCATTTGATTTCTCCATCTTATCGGTGTAATCTTTCAACCTTTGGAGTTTTTCGTATTCTTCGTGCTTTAAATAATAATCAATCAAGTATGGAATTACGAGTTTTTTATGCTCTTTAATACCACGATATTTACCTAAAACAACTTCCAGGGTTTCATCCATCACCATTTTTTCGTAATTGTTTACCATACAATATATATTAAAAAATTTTTAATGAAGTTTGTTTAGTATCTTTTTAAAATTATTTCTTAGAACCGATTCAAATATACGAACTTTATCTTTTGGAGCAAAATTATCTACAACTAATTTAGTTTTTAAAGTTATATCAGGATATTTTAATTTCAAAGCATCTATCGCACGAACATTGGCAGGAGAATCATCCATAAAAGCAATGTCAGTATATCCACTTTTTATATGTTTCTCAATCCAATCTGCTTTCTTTTGTGGGTTTGAATCACCCAATGCAACTGGGTAAACATCCAACCCAAATTCTTTTTTAAAGTAGTGTCTAATTGGAAAAGCCAATTGTCTTGCAGTTAATATTGTAACCTTTTTATTTGGGTTTGATAGCATCCTAATCAATAAATCAACATTTTTTTTGATTATTTTTGGTTCTTTTAGCATTTTATTAAAATCGCTATAATCAAACTTATCACCAGGTTTTGGTTTATATACAGCATACTCACCCGGAGTTAGCACCGTTTCTTTACCATCTCTGTGGGTTACTTTAATATTAGAGGATGTCTTTACCAAAGTATCATCCAAATCGAAAACTCTTAATACTTTTCCCATACATATAAATATACGAAAAAAAGTTTAATTATCCAAATTATTTTACAGAATTTGATTGGGTTTTTTCTCCACGCTGCCTTGCTTTCCTACCAGCACAATGGGCTTTTTGAGAAAAACCCTTTGGATTATTACAATCTATTGATTTTTTGTATTTGTTAGTCCAATCTTCGCTTAACTTTTTTTTTAATAATTCATAAATGCGGTTTTCTATGGTTTTTAACTTATCATAGTATTTCGGGTTCTCAAATACATGGTCTTTTGCAATCTCAAATGCCACCTTTTTATCATTGGTATGTTCCATTTCCACTTTCACACCTTTTGCTATTTGAGATTTTATTTCATCCACACCCACCCCGTGCTTTTTTGCCAAATCATCCAATGAGTATTTATCTGCCATACCACCAGGAAAAACATCTTCGTTTCGGGTTTTATCGACCATAGGCATTTCATATAATAATTTACTTAGTGGTGAATACGTAAACTTTTCTATTAAGCTATTTTCAATTTTAGCAAATTTTGCAGGCCTTTTAGCACAATTATTATAAGGGTTTTTTTCCTTTATTAAAAGAATTTGATGTGTTATTTCATGCAATACAGCGGTTTCTATATCTCTAACCTTACCTAAATCAAATGTAATATAAAGTGGTTCAAATGTTTTTGTATGATAGGTTGTTGCTGCACCCAATCTACCAACCGAACCAAATTTTATTGGAATTGGGGATATACCAACTGCTTTGCAAACCCCCTTATAATAATTTACAATATTTTGTGGTTTAATTGCCTCGTTTAATTTACCCTCAAATTGCCCCTGCGTCTTAACCTTAACCCAACCACCACCAGGAATATCAAATATTCTTGCAGGAATTGGTATTATACCTGTCTTTGGTAGATATGATAAGTATTTTCTATCAATATGTATTACCCTAACTAAATAACTACGAGTCCTATTATCAACACCAACCAATTCAACTTCTACTTGGACTGGGTTTCCATCTACTTTTAATTTACCCTTATATATATTACCCTTAGTATGTCTTGCCTCAGAAACATCACCCTCAGGTGCAGGTGGTTCGGGTGCAGGTGGTTCGGATGCAGGTGGCTCTTCCTCTTTTGGAGGTTCTTCTTTCTGGACTAAGTCAATAGGAAACGCATAGGTGTATCCACCGCATCGTTTTCTATATTCCTGTTCGGTTTCACCCTTTTTTCTTGAGGAGCAATTTGCCATTTTTCAACTTTACATTTTCTCTAATGAATTCAACAAAGGTTGGGGTTTTAGTTACATTCTCTTGAACAATAGCTTTTAGATGCTTTTTATATAAATAAGCCAAAAATGGTATTAACTCTTTTACCATTTTATCCTTATCCGAGTCTGTAACAGTTTTGTGTTTTTGGGGGGCAGATTTAACTAATTTTTGGTATGATGCCGTAGTTCTACCACCCAAGTATTTATCTTGTGGTGAGTAAGCAATTGGTACATTATAAATTGCATTATGTGCTTGGCTTCTTAAATTATCCTTCGTTATTACCAAAGCCTCTTTTATGGGTTTATTTTCATTACATCCACAGCTCATTTTCTTTCCCCTTTGTGTTTATCAATTTTATCCAATATTTCATTTAATAATCCCACTTTAATATATCCAGCCATTGAAGCGTTTTTAAGTGCGCTGATTAATTGGAATACCATAAATGGAACAATAATTACTTCACTTAACCAACCTGTTCCTGCAAACCCTCTTTCAATCATTAAAACAGCTGATAATATCATTATCCAAGCAGCAGTGTTTTTTAGTATATCCAAAGCCCGTCTTGTTTTAAATCCTTCCCGCTTTGTTCCTGCAATCATACCAAATATACCATCTAAAAACATCACACCAATTACAGCAATATATTGGTCTTGATTATCCATATATAGTTGCATGAAATAACTACATATGAAAGCGCATGCAGCGGATACTGATGTTATGGTTAATACAATTGGGTCGGTTATTGTAGTGTATTTCATTGTTTTGGATTTTTAAGGTTTTCAATCTCAGTTCTTAATAAATATTCTTCTACACTATCTTGATGTTTTTTTAATCTAATCATTTCTATCTTTTTTTCTACCCAAAATTGTATGGAATCCGTTTTAGTCTTTGCTTTTTCGGCTTTTTTATATTTTATTTTTTTGGTAGGAGTATATACTGAATCACTATGTTCAACAAATCCCTTTTCAAACTCTTTTATCATCCTTTCTCGATGGAGTTGAAATTCTAAATCAGAAATCCTATCTAAAAGGGCTTCTTCGGTAAGTATCAATTCTTTTTCAGCATGATAGGTTGCTATGTAATAACCCAAAATACCACCCAAAATTGTTGCTACTATTAAATCTAATTTTAATCGCATTCTTTTGCCAATTTAACTATATCTTCTTGTAACTTTTGAACTTCACCCTCTAACTTTGTAATTCTTGATTTTTGGGCTTCGATTTGTTCTTTGTAAACCATCCTATTATCAATATATAAAAAGACAATCCCCACCAAAACCAAAAACATAATGGCTTTGATGGGGTCTTTTATAAAATCTTCAAATGATATAGGAAATTTCATTTTTTATTTAAGTAATGTATAATATTCTTTAAAGTGCTTAATACGGTCAGGTAAACCAATTGTTCCACCATTAACTCTTTTAGTAATTGCTGTTACACTTGCATCATCCGCACCTTTATCAGCTAATGTGTTTAATCCGTTGCTTGACCAAAACCAAGCAGCTGATAATAGCGGATATTTAGTTGCTACTAAATCAGGATTTGCGGTAATATCTTCGTTTATTGCTTTACCAAATGCAGCGTAATTATTTTTACCTGTCAATTGAATGTATCCTCTACCTCTAAATTTGTATCCATCTCCACTCGCCTCATCACCATTGCCCATTCTGCCACCATAAACCAAGTTAGCAATCTTTTCAGGTTTTCTTTCATATTGTAAAGCCTTTGCTTCGGTTGGGAAATACTTTTTAAATATACCCAATAAACCCTTTGCACCATAGTTTAGGTTTTCTTGAACTGCTTTGAAACCAGCACTTTCATGTCCACATTGTGCCAAAAAGTGAGATAATCTCAACGCTGTATCGATTTTGAATGTTGTCATTACTGACGGAATTTGAGTGATAACGGCATCAGGAACATGCCCTTTGAGTTTGTTAATATCCATAAATTACCCTTTCTTATAAAACTAATAATAAATATCTATTTTTATCTTAAAAATGATTTAAATATCGTTTCTTTTGCTACACCCAATAAAATGTGCCCTATAAAGAAAGCTGCTGCGGGATAAAAACCAAAAACTAAAAACCCTAAACAAACTGAAATAACTTTCATCATTTGAAAAAAGTGTTCAGCATCACTAAATCCAACAAATAAAGTTGAACCATATGGGTATCTTTCAGCTTTCGGCATTGGAACTCCAAAGTGATACCATTTAGGTTCGTATGGTAGTGGGTTTCCGTTTTTATCTAATTTCCATTTGTTTTTCCAAGAGTTTTTTGTGTTCCATTTTTCAAATTTACCTTTCCAATTGTTTGAAATACATTCATCTTCAAGTTCATTGAAAAACATGAACAAAAATCCTGATAATAAAATAACCAATAATTCCATTTTAACTCCTTTTTATTTTTTAAACGCTGATTCTAATGATTTTCTTAATGCGGAACTAAATTCTGTTCTTTCAAATGGTAGGTTTTCATCCTGTAATTGTAGAATCGTTGAAGAAACTGATGTTTTTGCACTACCTTCCCCAAACAACTCCTTTCCATCCATTTTAATTTTTGTTTTTACAATTGTTTTCTTTTGCTTAAACTCAAAAGGACCAACCCTAATACCTTTGGTTGGTGCCTCGATTGATAATATTTCTACCTCCACCGGCTTTCCATTATCACATAGTGAATATTTATCATTTACCAATTCAGTAACGATTTGGTTTGCACCATAAGTTAGTTTTGTATCAGAAACCCCGTTCATATGAGCAAGTGTGATAACGCTTGAAATAAAATAACATAAAATTGTATCCATTGTAATCCTTTTTTAATAAGTTAATGTTGATTGATTTGTAAATCCTGGTGATAATAAATATAGATTAGTTGTTCCTCCATTCGTTGGTGTAAAAGTATAGCTAGATTGAGTGCCTGGTATTGAACTCCTTAAATCCCCCGTTCCCGTTGTTAAACTTGTCCATTGTGAGTTTGTAAATAATAAAGTTCTTTTTGTCCATCCCAACCCATTTATTCTTCTTGCTATTGTATAAATATCGTTTATTGTAATTGTATTATCACCACTTACCTCATATTTGTGATAGTGATGTGATTTGATTGGTGTTCTTTGTAAAACAATATCATCAATTCCTACAAAATCAGCAGAAGATAGATTTGAGGTTGTGGTTGGAATTACTACTTCAATATACCATTCAATAGAGGGGTTGGTAGGTAAACTAAAAGAATATTGCCCACTAGCATTTGTTATTGATATCGCTTCTAAAGTCCAAGGAGTAGTAGTAACTATATATTCAAATTCGAGTACATAAGGTAAGGATACATTTGGTAAATCGTTCCACCTACCGCCGCTAACAAATTGAGCATAATCTTCGTTTCCCGCATTATTAGGTTCACCCCCGTTCCAGTTTGTATAGGTTACTGCTTCATTTGTAACCCATCGCCATTGCCCTTCCACTGCTTCATCGGTAAAACCAATCCACCCCGAAGGCCAGGTGTTAAAAACAAATGTATTTTCAGCAGCCGATGTGATTGTTACTAAATGCCCTCCCATATTGGCACATGCCGTTCTTGCATTAGTCCAAGTCATTGAGCTGGTAGAACGATAATACGAGTGCCCATTATAATTGGTTTGCGATGTAAATCCAGTTAATACAGGCGTAGTTCTTTTAAATAGTCTTACTGTTATTCCCGATACTCCTATATTGTTTTCAGTCCTAATTAAACCTGAATGTGTAAAGGTTTGTCCAAATAACGAAATAGGTAATAATAAAAATAATAATAATTTTTTCATAACATTAATTTTGTTCCAGTTAAAACTTGCCAATTTAAAAATGTTTGATTTAATTGATAAACTCCTGAAAAACTTACAGTCCATTTGAATTTATCAGTTACTTTCAAATCTGTGTTTACCATTGGAATTATCAACAAACCACTTTTATACCATTGACCTGCATAGAAATAAATATAGGGAGAATATACAGCAAGCCCTAAAAAATTTACACCAATTGATTTTCCACCCTTAAAGTTTGTAAATCCACCACCAATCAAAGACCAATTTCTAAAAGTATTTTTATCTATCTCACCCAAAGTAAAGGTAGTTCCCCCCATTAAAGTTACTTTATCTATTTTTTGAGCATTGAGTAATGATGCGGTCAAAAACCAATTATCCTTAAAATTAGTCATATATGATGTAGAAAATATACCCATATACCCCTTAAACTTTAATGAACCATATCCCGATAAGTTAAGTATGTTTTGCCCCGTCTGATAGTTTATGTTTATACCTTTGATAAATGTTTGGGAGGTATTGACATGGGTCAAAGAAGTATTAAATCTAAAATTATCATTACCTTTCTTTGTGATATTTGAATCGTTTCGTATTATAACAATATCCCCAGTAGCGATTAAAGCACCATTGGATACTTTGGAAGAACTTTTACCACCTTTACCTCCACCACCACCTTCACCATTATTTTCACTTTCACCACCACTTGCAGTTTGTTGGTTTTTATCATCAACTGGTGTTATTTCACCACCACCCTCGGATGAGCTGCTGTTATTATCATTATTAGCCCTACTACCGCCATTTCTCGGTGCGGGTGGGGGTGTAGGAACACTACCAACAGAACTTCCAATAGAACTAGCCATAGATACTACTGAGGATATGTTTGCTACACCATTCGCTGTAACACTACCTATGAAGTTTGTAACATTGTTTGATTCCGCAACTCCTTCGGATGCGCACGGATTAGCACCTGGTGGTAAAGCATCTCTAATGGATTGAACCCATTGTTCATATGCCCCCGCACTTAATTCAGCATAAGTAAATATTCTATATTGCCCCGCAAAGAACATTGTAACTTCAGAACTTTGTGTTGATAATTGAACACTTTGAGTTCTACCATTACATGGGTTAATATAAGAATAGGTGAAACTTTGAGCTTTTACACTCAAAACTCCACCTATTATGAATAATAATACTAATAAATGTTTTTTACCAACCATTTTGCTCAAGACGCTTTACGAGGTTCATTGTCGCAACCTCCAAAGCCTTCTGAGTAGCAATACCAACGGTTGATTGGTCGAATCCCATTGTTGGATTCTTAAAATACCCTTCACCAAATTGAGTTGATTGTCCTTGTCCAGACGCAACTATAAATTGTGAATTTTCTACATTAACTAAACGAATTTGAATACCCATAATTGTGGTATTTGTTTTTTTCAATTTACCTTTATCGTAGTTTTCTGCGTATGAAACTGAAAAATCATAGATTTCGGCATAAACAATATATTTGGGTAAACGAATACCCTGCATTTTAAGTTTTGTTTTACCATCATCTAAACCATCAATCTTTTTTTCCCACGCATCCAACATTTGATTTACAACAGCATCTTTTTCTTCGGTAAACTCAAAACGATTAGTATATAGTAAATTTTCAATAATACGATTAGATACACCTAAACCAAGTCTTTTTTCTCTTAATTCGGGGAAAGTTTCCCAGAGTTCTTTGTTTACATTTAACTTTGAAAGTTGAAGCGTTTGCTTCTTACCTGTATAAGTAGAGATAGATTCTAATGTTCTATCTGTCTTTTCAAAATCAGCTTGATATTGAGTAGTTGAAATGCTAGATTTACAACCCACCAATAAAGCAAAGCTTACGAATGGAATAATAACTATTTTTCTCATTCTTCACTCTCCTGCTCTGCCTGCTTAGCTCTCAACCTTTTCATTCTTTCAGCTGGAGTTTCTTTCTTTTCTTCAATTGGTGCTGCTGCAGGTTGTGCGGCAGGTTGAGCTGCTGGTGCTGCTTCTCTGATTGTTTCTTTTTCTCTGATTATAGTAGTTCCACCACCACCGCTTGAAGTATTACTTTGGTTATTGTTTTCTAAGTTTAGATTAATAACAGGTTGTGCTGCTGGTGCAACTTGCTCCGTTTTTGCTCCCTCTTCATCGTTATTACCCCCACCAAATAGGGTTGTGGAAATCCATACACCACCACCCGTAACTACAGTGGCGAGTGTTCCTACGATAGTTTTCTTGAGTCCGCCCCAAGTACCATCATTTTCTGTCTCTTCTGCCATTTTTTTCTCCTTTTTTTAGTATTTAATTATTTTATAAGTTTTTTGCTTCTCATTGGTGGTTAATCTTACAAAATAGAAACCAGGCTTTAAGTCGCTAACATTGATTGTTTTCGTAACTATTTCATTTTGATTTACAAAATCTCTACTATTATAATAAGATTTACCCATATAATCGTAAATTTCGTATGTTAGATATCCCCAATCAGTTTGGAAATAATCTATATTTAAGACATCAACTACTGGGTTAGGATATACTCTAAACCCATTTACTAATTGGTTTACCAATTCTCTTGCCCGTCTACCATTTACAACAGTAGCATCTACGGGTGAAGGTATGATATTTAAATCGGTTGCTTTATCACTACCAGCTGCTTTGTTGAAAATCTTAATAGGTGATTGTTCCCAATTTTGATTTAAAATATCAAACTTAAATGAGAATTGTTGTGTTGGGTTGATAATAAGCGATGGAGACATTTTAGATTCATGTCCACCCCAAACTATTTCACCTGGCTTATTTGATAAGAAAGAGTTCCAAGCACTTGCTTCAGGCCCAACACTCACACCTGTGAATTTAAAGATTGCTGGGTCATATTTTAATCCTAATTGTGCTGCACCTACTTTATTTCCGTGTGTAATAAAAGTAACATTTACATCTACTGAATTATCTTCTGAAATAGTTAATTTAGGTATTCTAAATTGAACTGAATCTTGGATATTTTGATAAATAGTACCTTCATCTAAAACATAAGATGTTCCATTAGTAGGGTTATTTACCCTTTGAATTTGGAATGATACATTATTTAATCCAGTATTTGTTACATCCCCCAAAACATATCCAATATAAGATAATGAACCTAAACCATTAATAGGAACATCAACATTTGTAGTTCCAATAATTGAAGATTGGAAGGTGTTTGGGTTGGTTATAATCGTATTGTATTCAGAGGGGGTGTAATATCTAACATTGTATTCGTTAGCAACAGCAGGCGACCAGGTTGTTCTGCCGGTTGCCAAACGATTAAATATCAAATAAGCATCTGCTACTGATAGGGTTGAACTGCGGTTTACATCACCTTGCTGAAACTCATACGATTGAGCAGTATCAGCGTAAATACTCATATCTGATAACCTATAAGCATCGGTAATATTGATAGCAGAATTATCTGATAAAGTATCCAAATTTGATACTAACTTAACATTATAAAAAGATGTATCGTATGGAATTTTAATACTTACCAAACCAACAGCATCTGTTAAAAATCTACCACCACGAGTATATGTTTGTTCTGATTTTAATTTGTAATCATATGCGAAAGGCATATCGGCCGCAGGTGTTCCATTCACATTTGTTAATGTTACAGGAAATGTTAATGTATCCATTTTAAATGCACCACCATAGTTGTGGGTTAATAATACATTATCAATACCACCAATTGTAGTTGCGATATTAGAATACGATGGATTTCCAATTACCTTGATAGAATCAACAGATGATGGATTAAAACCAACTGCGTGTGGAAGTTTAACCTCAAACACAGCACCATCCGGCCAATCAAATACAGCGGAAGTTCCAGTATAGATAGCTGTTGCATTTACCCAACCTGGCTGACTATAGTATGAACCATATTTTGTTCCAATTGATGTTGCGGAAGGGCCCCATAAAACAATAGGTTGTTTGAATGAAGTAGTTGGATAGAAAAATCTAACCTGAAAACCAGCATAATTGGTTGCTGTTGGGTTATGATAGTGTAAATAAATCACAGTTGTATCATTTAAGATACTACCCAAAGTAAACACCGTATCAACTAGAAAATGCGGTGAGTTACTGTTTGGAGATGTTAATACTTCCGTTCTACCATTTTGTGCGAATAAGTTAAATGGTAAAGTTAAAGCAAGTAATAAAAGTATTTTTTTCATTATTTTCCTTTTTAGTTTCGGTTATTCCTCATTTGACGAAATCGAAACCCCATCTTCTTCATCCATTTTTTGAACAAGCATCTTATCTCTGTCCTCATTTGAGAACCAAAAATCTACAACTTTGTTCAAATTACCAACGAAAGCACCCAAAAGAATTAATAATAACTCTTTCCAAGCTTCTTCTATTGTTGCTTTAAACATCACTGCTAAAACAATTCCAAAAACAATAAAAAAGAATGTAAATAAAATCAATAAAGTAATTTTCCAACGATTTGATTGCATCGTTTGGAGCATGAAGTTGAACCTTTGATCGTTTTCAACTTTTTGAAAATCTTCGTTATATAAAAGTTTACTAAGAAGTCCCATTATTCAACCCCACCTTTATCGCAATTGCAATCTTTTTTCTTAAAGATTTTATCTGCGGATGCTAAACCTAAAGCACCAAACGCAAGAGC